ATGGGAAATACTTTATCAAAATTATATTCTGCAACATTTGAACTTTCTGTTCCCATTTTTAAACTGATTTCTCTTAAGTCATCTATCCCCAAAACTTCGGAATAAACTTTTACATAAGATATCCCTTCTCCACTTTTTAAATTATTTATATATTTCAGTATTTCCTGTTTTATTAATGGTGTCCAACGATTATCTTTTTCATCTTCATTTTTTACTTTTTTTACTTCGACTTTTATTCTGAATCCGTTGTATTTAATCAGGTTATAAATAATTTTTCTTTTAAAGGAATCCCTTTTAAGTTCCTTTTCCATTGATTGAGCATTGTTATCTTTTAAAGTTAGAATTCCGTCAGCTTTCAAATCCAATATTGTTTCAAAAATATTATTGTTAGGTGTTCCGTCAATAAATACTTTTATTGTTCCGGAATCAGTTGAAGGATTTGTCTCAGGATCTAAGATTATACAATCCTTAACATTTTCCAATGCCATAAGTCCATTATACAAAGCTTCATGTATAGCTGTTTTCTTTGTGGTTTGCTGTTTTTTCAGTCTTGCCCTATATACGCTGTCCTGTTCGTTATTTTCTCCACCTTCAATATTTGTATCACTCTTTATTTTTTTTATACCCTGATACTCAAATTCAAACTCAACATCTGTGAGAATATTGTATTCCTCTCCAAATCCAAGTGCCTGAATAAATGCTATCTTTGAATAATCTCCTGTTGTTTCTAAAGTATCTAAAATAACATTATTAAGTATTACATATTCCTTTTCTGCATATTTTATTACTGTCTGTGAAGGAATGGCCAAATTTTGATTCCCTATTATTTTTACCTGTCCCGTTGCAAACTGTCCAGGTTTCCTAGGTGTCCTTAAAAGTGTTCCAAAGTAATCGAGATATACCCCAGTTGCCGTATTTATATTCATCTGATTACTTAAAAGAAGCAAGTCTTCCCACACTTCTTTCAATTCATAACTTATAGCTTCGGAATGTATTCCTTCAGGTGTGTTGAAATCTAAAATATAGCTATTATCCTGCAATCTTACTCTGTATCTGTCCTGTATATCATTTGCAATACTTTGGAAATCTTTTATTTTAAACCCTTCTTCTGTTACTCCAAACATCAATTAACCCCCTCTCTAAAGTTTTAATGTTTCCCCTGTTTTTAAAAGAATTTCAACCTCAAAACTGTAATTCCCTGTTGAATTGACAAAATTACTTTTAAAATCTAGTATTGAATCTACATCTGAATCCGACAGTATAGTTTCTCTTATTTGGGATTCAATATTGAATTTTTGTAGCATTTCCCCTATCTGCCCTGCATGTTCTGCCCTATTAATCCAGTAAAGTCCTTCGTTTTTATGCAAAAACCACTCTTCAGAAAATAATCTTAGCTTGTTTTCCAATCTTAAACGAATTTTTTCAAGAGGATTTGACAAATCAATATTCTTTTTTAAGGAAACATCAATCATTCTGTCTTTTTCTACTGTCTGCCAACTCTGTATTGATTCCATTTATTCCCCCTTTTAATCAATAGGAATACCTCCGTTAGTATGATTAAGGAACGATTTTCCACTCGCTGTTAAGTCAGCGTTTGTTGTTATGTCTTTTCCTACATCCAAACTTCCTGATATTGTTGTATTCCCATTAAGTTTTATGCTAGGAGCTGTTATTTCAACTTCTCCTGAGTTCATTCTTATGACATTTCCACCATAAAGGATATAAAAATCGTTACCATATGGACTGTTTTCACTATCTGCCGTTATCTGTCCTATAACAATTGCATTATTAATATCAAATTTTGTTTCATATTCAGGTTCGATAGGATCATTTGAATTTCTTGCAAAAAAAGTTTCGTGTTGACAGAAGCCAACAATAACTTTATCCCCTTTTGATAAAGGAGCATTTACTTTACAAGATTTTCCCCAAAATATTGGAGCTATAGGAACATCCTCAATTACTGGAACTTCATCCCTTTTCCCCATTACTTCTGGTATATCAAGCAACTGAATGTCACACATCAATTTTGAGTTGTCCACTTTTTCTATCCTTGCAATTGCAATTGTGTTTATTGCATTTATTTTTTCATCAGTTAGTCCTTCTATTATTTCTCCTACTGTTTTTCTTCTCATTATTTCTTAACTCCATATGTATTTTTAATTCTTTCCCAGTCACTATCTTTTGATTTCTTACCAGTTTCCTTTTTATTCTTAGTAGTTTTATCTTTTTTCTTTTTTTTCTTCTTCTCTTTTTTCCTTGAAGCATTCTTATTTTCCCCACTTGCATTTGTCACTATTTCAATAACTTTTTCATTCTCTTTTTCTTCAAGTTTTGTTTTTATTTCTATTTCTGTATATGCTTCCTGATTAAATTTCATGATATGTTTTCCTTTTATTATTAAAAATTCCCCTTGTATTTCTATTCCTTCAAATTCCTCTTTCAAGTCAATTTTTAATTTGTAACCTTCCTTGAGCCTATGGTCTATAACACTTTTTAATGTATAGCCATCCTGATTCGAAGTTATATCCATAAAAAGATTAGGGTCAAATTCTATAACTCCAAGATTCACATCATTCTTTTTCTGAAAATATACAAGTCCATCCTTTATAAAGAATATACTTTCACAATCTTTAGCTATTGTTTTAAATATACTTTTTACATTATTATTTAACGTTTTTCCATTTTCATAAACTATGTCTTTAGTCAGTTCTATTTTCCCAACTTTCAATTTATCCAGTTTGGAAATAATTATGTTTATAACCGTACTCGCTTTACTTTTACGACCTATTTTTAAGTTTATTTTAGTATCCTTGTATTCATCATTATAAGTATTACAAGTTATATTGAATTTTTTTTCTGTCCCCTCAAATTTTCCCTGTGTTTCTTCTATAATCCCTTTATAAATAATTCCAACATCTTTATTTTCCTCACTGCCATTCAAATAACCTATTTCAACTAATACTTCTGTCCCTCTGACTAATTTCTTTACCATATCATTAGTCAGATTTATTAGTGTAATTTTACAAATATTAGTATTTTCCGTAGTATCAAACTCCGATTCAATCTCAAAATCAGGAGAACTGTCTATTCCATTTTGTACTGGGAATCTTTCAAAAATTACTGTTTCTTCATTTTTTAAAGTAAAAGTAACCTTTGCGTATCTGTCCCATAAAATCCAGTTCTTACTCATTTTCCACCACCATTAAGTCCTGAAGTATACCAGCCGTTTCTATATTGAAATTTACATCAAATCCGTTAGTGTTTATAGGTAATGCCATAAGTTTTAAATCAGGAAAATCTCTGTATCTACGTTTACATATCTCGAATAAGTCCTCATATGAGTTTATTTTTTGCCCCATATGAAGTTCTTTTTCCTCATCCCTTATGTCAATATACCAACACCCTTTAATTGCATAAATATCTAGTATTACAATCTTACTCTTGTCCTTTTTACTTAGTAAGGTTTTATAGGAATTTTTTTTCTCTTTATTGTATGTGATATTCAAACTATAGAGCATACTATACTACCCCCTGTGTCCTTGAATCATTGTTGTATTTCTCATGTAAAACTTCATTAAGTGAAATAGGATTCAATTCCCTGTTCTGAACTGTTGCATTAGGATTATATACGTTAGTTGTGATTACCCCATTTTCATCTTTGGTGAATTCCAGTAAATTAACCTGTTTCAATGTTAAACTTACTTTTATTCCTGTATATGCCTGCCAGTCTTCAGTATACGAAAAATTCGTTAGAGCTAACGGAGCATATATCTTGTTATCCAGTTTTTCATACATCAGGGCTGTATATTTACGTTCCTTTGAAAACTGAATCATTTTTTCAAGTTCACTTTTCCAATGCCTTCCAAATATTAGGCATTCAACCTGAATGGTATAAGGATTAACAAACATATTTTCATTGAAGTCATCTTTTAAGTATGACTTATACCCTGTTACTTCATTTTCCTGTGAAAAATTGGTTGAAATAACAAAAAGAGGTATATCGCCCAAAAGTGCATTTGGTTTTGCCTTAAAATATTTATCATAGAGTTTCCCGTATTTTTCGTACATCTTTGATATTTTTGACAAATCCATATTTTTAAATAATTTACTCAAAAATTCTTTTAGCATTAATACCTCCTTTTATTAAACTATCCCTAATTTTTCTAACTCGTTTATTATTTCATGTGCTGCACCTTTACTGTCATTTGCTTTTACATAGATAGTGTTATGGTTTACTATTGTTTTGCCACCTGATACACCACCTCTTGTATTGTTTCTTATTGCCTTTGCAGTATTAAGTATGTCTCTTGTTGTTGTGTTCCGTGCAATCATAGAGCCATTTGGTAACCATATAGCTTCATCCCCTTGTTCATCTACTGTTGTATACCCACCTGACTTCCAACCTTGGAAATAGTCAGTACCAGTAGCCTTTGCCTGTTTTTTACCTTTGGGAGAACCAAGAAAATGATTAGTTAAGCCTTCTCCTAAAAAGAAATTACCTACATTTCTAGGAATACTTGCAACTCTATTCCCTAATTCACTCCATCTACCATTAAGAAGGTCATTTAAAGCTCCTAGAGCTTCTTTTAAAGCACCAGTTATCCCATTAATAGCCCCTACTACAATATCACATGCACTTTTTACTATTTCTTTTATAGCCCCCCAAACAATATCACATAAGTTTCTGAATTCCTCATTTTTATTATACAGTTCAATCAAAGCTCCTATAAGCCAGCCAAAAGGTCCACCTATAATAGCTCCTACTATCATTGTCCAATGGTCTTTTATGCTAGACCAGATGAAATTTACCATATCTCGAAACCATGCAACATTATTGTAGAGCCATTGCAAACTTACCCATAGCAATCCTAAAGCTAATATAATTGCTGTTATTGCCAGTACTATAGGATTCGCAGAAATAACAAAATTAAGTATACTCATTGCAGTAGTAAGAGAATAAACAATTCCAATAATTATTGCCAGTGCTTTCCCCCACGTCTGAATTGAATTTGCATTATCATCAATCCATTTTTTAGCACCTTCTATTTTTTGTCTGAAAGCCTCAATGTTTTCCCTTAAATCTTTTAATGTCTGAACAACATCTTCCCCATTTTTCTTTGTATCTTTAAGTCCATTCTTAGCATCTCTCTGTTTCTGTGTCATTCCAAATAAAGCTAACACAAATTCTGAAATTAATCCTATAAGGCTTTGAAATGTATCTCCTAATGCTTTCAATGTTCCTTGCCATTCCCTATTTGCCGCTTCATTCTGTGACAGATAGTCAAGCCATCTTTGGAATAGATTAAAAGCAATAACCAAAGCTATAACAACTCCACCCATTAATGCGAGTTTTAATCCTCCCATTGCTAATGCCGAAGCCTTAACAGCAGAAACAAATGTCAATACTTTAACTATTAATGCTCCAAAAACAAATTTACCAACAATTAATGCACCGAATATTGTTACCATTTGTGCTAACCAAGGCATTTTTTCATTGATAAGAATTATTATATTCAATAATCCTACTAATGCCATACTTACTGGCACTATCATAGGTGCTAACGAAGAAAATACACTCTGAAAAGCACTTTCTAAAGTAGAAAGAAATCTTTCAATCGCTCCACCTGATCCACTCATCATAAAGTCACTTAAGAACTTAGCCATTCCCTGACTGTTCTTTATCTGCTCCCGTAACTGTTTTAATTGATTCAGTGTTTCATTGTTCAGTAAAGCTCCGACTGTTCTTCCACCACGTGTTCCAAAAATCATTTGAAGTACTGAAGCTTTATCAGCATTACCCATTTTGTCAGTAACAGTTTTTAACCGTTCCATTATTCCAACTACATCCTGTAAATTCCCTTTACTGTCTAAAACAGGTCCGATTAATTCTTCAAGTTTACCTCTTTTTTTAACATTCGCCATACTTTTAAACATTTCATTTAATCCTGTCCCAGCACTACTTCCTAAAATGTTATTATCGTTCAATTTTCCAAGCATTGCATATAATGTTTCAAGTGGAATATCTAATTGTTTCGCCGAAGTTCCTGTGTATTTAAAACCTTCCCTTAATCTTTCAAGGTCGGCTGCAGTATTTTTTGAAGTAACAGCCATCATATCCGTAACTTTTATTGCATCTTTCCCAGACAGTCCATAAGCATTCATCTGCATTTTTACAGTTTCAATTACATATGCCAAGTCTTCAACGTGAAATGCTTGTCCAAATTGAGCGGCCGAAGGTAGTATACTTTTCATTTCATCAGCTTTTATTCCTAAAGTTGCCCCCGAGTTTATAGCTTTTGCCACATCAGAGTTTGTATACGTTGTTTCAGCCCCAACTCTGTTTCCCAACCTTAATAACTCTTTATAGTCTTTCCCAAATCCACCTGTTTTAGCTGCAGCTGCCCTTATATCAAAGTCAATATTACTGAAATCTTGCATTGCCTGTCCAGCCTGTTGGACAAGAAATGAACCTATCCTATATCTTGCCCCTCTTGCTATATCATGGATTGTAGTATTAAGCATTTTCATTGCAGAATTTGCTTTTTTCGCTCCTTCTTCCACAGGTTTTACAGGATTCTTTACTTTTTTTTCGGTTTTCGCCTTTTCTTTGTTCAGATTTTTAAGACTATCTGAAGCCTGTTTTATATCCGCTTTAAAGTTTTGAGCCTGTTTACTCGCCTTTTCAAGATTTACTTTGTCAAGAGTATCAACTAACTTCTGAGCATTTTTCATCATATTCTGAATAGCGTCCAAAGCTCTTTTATCTTTTATTACAAACTCTAACGAATAGGTAACCCCCAACTCACTTGACAAAGTCTATCCCCCCTTTTTTACAGCTTTATTTATTTTTTCCTGTTCTTCCATTTTCTCTTTGTTCATTAACTTATTTATATAGTGCATATAAAGGAATCTTTCGAGTTCCTTTTCTGTTATTTTCCCTTTATCAAAATCCCTTAAAAATTCAAATGAATTGAAATTTTTAAAATTATCTGAGGTTTCAAGTTCAATAGCCATCATTTCAAAATTGCTTATATTAGACTTGAATTTTTCAGTGTAAATAATTCTGCACCCATAAAATTGGACAACGGAATTATTTAAACTTGGGATTCTGAATCACTCTCGTTAAGAATCCAGCTAACTCAGTAACTTCCGGTAAAGGAAAGTCATCCACTTCAAAATTATTTAGAAGTCCATCATTTTTGAAGTATTCCAATATTTCTATAAGTCCTATTTCTATTTTTGAATTGTTAGGATTCATAGTAAGATTATTGTATTTCATTGCCTGTGAAGTTTTAGGAAATGTCACTATAACTTCTTTCAGTGTATCCTTCCAGTCGATAAGCCATACTGAAAAGGAAACTCCTGGAGAGAGTTTAACTTTTTTTATTCTCTCCAGTTCAGCTTCATTTAATCTGTCTTTCTTTTCTTCAAGAGTTTCTCCTATTAATTCCACTTCTTCAGTTTCTCTGACTACTGTTTCAAGCCCTGCAGCTGCTCTTGTCATTTCAATTGCTTTTTTTTCTTCTTCTTTTAAGTTATCAAGATTCATTTATTTTCCCCCTATATTTTTATATAATTTTTATCTTCCGCTTTCAGTTCCCAAGTTGTAGCTTCTGTCCCACTTTCATTTGAAAATTTTGTGGAAGGTCTTTTCTTAAATGAAACATTAGGATAGAAGTAGCTTTCCTTCGCATTTTCATCAGTAACGGCGATAGACATTGGAAATTCACTTTTAGCACCTTTCCAAGCTTCATATAATGTCCACATTGTAGTGTTTTCCGAACTTCCATATAAAAGATTCAGTTTTATTTCAACTGAGCCATCAGGTAGTACGTTGTATACCTTTTTCCCACAGCTCCCTATTGTTTCAGATGAAGATTCACTTGAAGGGTCATCCTCAAAACCATCTTCATGTCTACATTTAATCTGATATATTCCCAGTGGTGTTGTAAATGCTATATGGACATTTTTAACGTTATATTGTCTACTCATATTAACTTTATCCCCCTTTTATTATTCAAATATTAATTTACCCTCTGTTGTTACAGTTCCTCTTAATGTTATATGTCTTGCACCATTTAAGTAAGTCACCCTCAAATCAAATTTAAATGTTCCTTCCCTTAAACTTTCCTGTGTTATTCCCTCAATGTTAAGATTTCCAAGTTGAATTTTTACTTTATTCCCATTTGAATCAGTTTCAACTATTGTTCCAAAAACATTTCCTGAATCATCAGTCATAAGCATTCCCATATTTGCTGCTATTCTTAAGACTTCCATTATTATTGCTCTGATCATGTTTTTACCTGAATCATTGTTTGGTATTTTGTCATTAGTCACTTGGAATACTGTAGTATTTTTTCTTATCCTGTCCTGAAGCCAAATTTTAGCAATATTTAATTCTGTAAACATTTTATTATCTGAATTCATCCCACCAACTGCATGGAAATATCCCTGAGTTGGTTTGCTCAGATAAGTAAGTCCAGCATTTTTCATTGAAACCTGTTCAGTAGGTGAATAAGTTTCTTGAACAAATCCATGTATCTGAGTTGAATGCACTATGTAACTTCCAGGAGTTTTAGTCCCTACTGTTCCACCAAACAAAGCTCCAGTTAACCAGTTACCTAGTTTTACGTTTTTATTTCCTTCTGCTATGAATGCTACATTATCAGCATTTGCATTTTTTAAGTATTCAAGAGCCGTAGTAACTGTAAGTTTTTCAATGTCAAGTGCTATCCCTACTTGAATTTCCTTATCAGTTTTGGCATAAGCCACTATACTTTCAACGAATATTTTATTTGCTTTCGCATCCATATTTGTAACCCAGTTAGTGACTTCAAATGCTTTTTCATGCTTTTTATATGTTTCAACAAGCTTTGTGAACGTATCAGTTGTGTTGTTTCCATAAACAACAACTACAACTGGTGTGAAAGGCTGACTATATGCACTTTGTATAAGTTTATAAAACTCATGATTTTCATCAAGCCCTGAAACATTTAAATCAATTACATCTTGTGGTTTTGTTATGAAAGTTGGCTCTATTGCAAAATCTTTCGTAAAAAAACATATGCTTCTAACATCAGAAAAAAATCTTCTGTTATTTTCTGCTTTTATCTGAATGTCATTAAGCATATTCACATCATTTATTTCTATTGCCATTTTATCCCCCTTTTATAATCCCTCTAATTAAAATTTTTATTTATCAAGTGTTCTGCATAGTATGTAAATTGCAGAACTTTTTTTAAATACCTTCTCCCTTTAAAATAAGAAGTTGTTTCCTGTAATTTAAAAACATCTCTTATTTTTCTTTTGTATTTCCTGTTGCCAAAATACTCATTAGTTGCATCCATGTTTACAAGGAATAAATAAAGCATATTAAATAACTCTGTTTCTTCTCTGCTTTCCATAGTCAGTATTACTTCCATTCCTTCATCATATCTGTATTTATCATTCTCAAAATCTATTTGAGAAACATTTTTGTGATAAATATTGTAAAATACAACTGGAAATTTCAAATTGTCATACTGTTCAGCAGTCAGTTCATCTTTGTCATAGTCATTTATTGCTATTTCTATCCCGAATTTCTTACATATCTGTTGAATATCCTCAATCAGTTCATCTTTAATCCCGCTTGTCATCAATATTCAACTCCATTCTTAAAAATGTCCCATAATTTTCTTCTACTTTGATAACCTTATAAACTGTATCTTTGCACTTTAGCAGAGAATTTTCAGTTATTTTAAAGTCATCATTTTCTTTCAGAATATAATAACCTTCTTTTGTATCAGATATTGCACTTCCTCTCATCGTTTCATCAAGATAATATTTATTTTTTGGCGTCATTATTGCCATTCTGATTTTCTTTTCAGAAGGCGTTTTGATTAATTTACCTTTTTCATCAAATCTAGGTTTTTTGTTTTCAGAAAGTAATATTACATTCTGTTCAAACATTTTTATCACTTTAGTGATTTTCTTTATTCTTTTTAATACTTTTTTATCCATTCCTACCTCACGTTTTTACTACCATTTATTTCAGCAGAAATATTAAATTTAAAGAATCCTGTTTCAATCATTGGGTTGTCAAACCCTTTTTTCTGAATAGTGTAAAGGGAGTTAGAAGGACTTTTTATTTCCTCAATCATATTTTTATACTGTGTTGCCGCTTCTATTCCTATTTTATTTAGCAACAAATTAATATCCCAACTACCATTTATAATGTCATTTACTCCTGTTTTGAAAAGTGTTTCCCCAGTTGGTTTGAACTTCTCAAACGCTTTTTCATTATAATGCCAGCCTGGTACTCCTCTACTAGATCCATTCTCCAAAACATTTGATAATTCATAACCATCAAAATCATCATTTACTTCATAATTTATATTTGTTCCTACCTTTATTGTCTGTTTTGGCATTGCCAAAAACTCCATAAATTTCTTATTCTGTGGCTTTTCCTTTATTTTCAATCTTACTGGCATTTGTATTTCCTCTCTTTTTAACTGTTTCTTCTTCAATTACTTCAATATTAAGTTTTCTATCCTTAATTTCATTCAAAGCAATTTCAAGCCTTCTAGGAGACAATTCAAGTTCATTGTCCCCTGTTTTTAAAAGTATGTGATTATAATCCACCAGTAAAACTTCCGTTTTTTCATTATTTCTTAAAATCATTTATATCACTCCTACTGTTGCAACGTTTTCATCTGTCCCCATTAGTTTTAACAGTTCACTGTACATTCTGAAATACGGATTGTCATTTTCAGCCCCTTCTTTTAAGACAATATTTGAAATTTGTATTTCCTCGATGTTTATTTCTTCATTCATTGTTAAGAGATAGCCTAAAAGATATACCCTCAATAACTCCTGTTTTTCCTCTGAGTACTTTTCAAATATAATTTCATAAAGATTTTTAACAATTTCAATGTCCGAATCCATTATCTCAGGTACAATTTTCTTTGCTTTCTCTATTCTTTCATCAAGACCAAGCATTTCTATTCTTCCCTTTCAACTGCTAAATTCTTTTCTTTTAGTTCTTCAAAATATTCTTTAGAAATTTCAAGAACTTCTCCAATTTCGTGCCTTTTGCCATCAAAAAATGGTGAAAGTACGATTACTTTTATATTTTCTTCAGCAGGAGCAGTTGTATTTTCTGCCCCTGTATTATTCTCTATAGCTGTATTCTCTGTAGTTGTATCGTTTTCTAACTCTACTTGTTTTTTCTCATTTGTTTTATTTTCTTTTGCCATTTTATCTCCCTTCTATCCTACTGTTCCTATAAACATTGAATCCATTATTGTTGGATTCGGAGCTACCATAGCCTCAATAACTATTTCCACATTGGTTACAGTTGAATGTTTCCCTATAGCTGCAACTTCTAAAGGTGCATATGTTCCTTTGATGTCTACAATATCTCTTCCTTCTGCCAGTCCTGAAAGTTTGTCAACCTTTGTCGGAGTTGGCCCGTATTCCATTTTCCCTAAAACTCCGTTTGGAATTAATGTGACAACATTATCAGGGAATACATTTCTTTCAGTTTTATTTACTGAAATCTTTTCATCCCATATAAGTACTTTTAATTCTGTCATTTCTTCTATTTTGTCCAGTATATTCGCTTTTGAAGGTGTTAATTTCGCATCAGTAACTAATTTAACTACCGCTGCATGTTTTTTTAGCTTATTGAACGTGTTTTTGTTCATCAGAGCTATTTCAACCTTTTTACCTTTATTTTCCAGTTTTTCTCTCCATCTATTCAAATCTTCTAATGGATCAGAAGTTGCTGCACTCCATACAGCTGTACTTGTCAACGTTTCTTTTAAGTCTGCTGACAGTTTGTAGTCTGCTGTTCTTCCACCACCATTTTCGGCTATATAGGTAACTTTTCCAGTTGAAAGTAACTGAGAAACTGTATAAGTTGCCAAAGCTCTTACAGAAGCTAAGAAACCGTTTTTTCCAGCAAAAGTTTCATATAATTGTGCTACATAACTTTGAACTAATGCTTCATCTTTAGAATTCAAAAACTGAAATAAAGTCATTCTTTCTTTTTCAGGAATTACTATTCTTTCCCTAAAAAATTCTTTTCCTTCCTTTGTGTGTGTTCTATATCCCCAGTCCCTTGCCAAAATATCCGCATCAAAGTTTGAAAACTGAATAACTTCAACCGCTCCTGTTCCTACTCCGTTTAATACATTCAAATCAAAATCATTGTTATAAGCCATCGGGAACATTATTTCCGCCAATGTCTCCCCTTTTACTCCACCATAATACTTATTTAAAGCATTAGCCTTAAATATCTCTGTTATTCCTGTCATATTCTCAATTTCCCCCTTTTTTTATTATTTTCTGTTTTTGTAAACATATGTCACATTAGCTGGTAATCTGTCTTTTGTAACTGTTAACGGTGTTTTGAATCCTTTTCCTACTTCTATCAGATTATCTAGATAAACAACACCTTCAAGTGCTATTGTTACTGGTCTTTCTAAGTCCCTAGGATTAAATAACACATCATGTACAACTACCCCATCAGCTTTTTCTGTAACAGCTATTGGCAACATTAAGTCACTCTTTTCCCTTAAATCGTAACTGTTTTTACTTTTTACTAAAGTTCCAGCTGGTAATATAAGAAAATCACCTTCTTCTACTAACTGGTTAGCAAAATCAGCTTTTGCTGCTTTTACTACAACGTTCAAACGTTCTCTGTGCATTATTGCTCTTTTTCTCATTCAATTTCCCCCTTTTTTACATAAATTTTGTTAAATCTGTGTCCAGTTGCTCCCTATTTTCAAGCATATTGTCAACAAAATCTTTTCCAACTTCTGTTTTAAAAGTCCCTTCTGCTGTTTTTGTTATTGAATAGTCTTTTAATAGGTCATTTTTAAAAGCTTCCTGCTTCTTCGCAACATTTGTTATTACCTTTTTAAGTTCTTCTTCTGTCATTTCAGGACTTAAAGCTATTAAATCCGTGAAATGTTCACTTATTTTATTCTCTGCAACTAACTTTGCTTTTGAAATTTCAAGCTTCATTAGATTAATTTCATTTGTTTTTTCCTGCAATTCTCTTTCAACTTTTTCTTTTTCCTCTTTTTCAAGTTGTTCTTTTGTTTTGCCTTCATTTTCAAGTTTAGAAAGCTTTTTCTGTAATGTTTCAAGGTCTTTTTTTAGCTTCAAGTTTTCTCCATCTTTAGCTGTTCCTAGACTTTCTAGCTCTGATATTTTCAATTCCATTTCTTCTGCTGTAAGTTCAAGAGATTTTTCTGTCACTCCTCCAACATCCGTCTCTTTGTCTCTTAAAAATTTTAAATACATACATTCCTCCCTTTTTTATTCAAAATCATCTGGAAAATAAGCGGTAGCCCAGCAACGACAACCAGGGTCTTCGCCAGGAAGAAGATCTGCTTCATCATATTTATAGATTTCTTCATCCCTGTTTTCATGCTCAGGTCTCACACGTTCATCTCCCATTGTGTTCCACTTAAAATATTCAGAATCTTCTGCAACTATTTCTTTTAAGAAATCTTTGTAATAGTTGCCTTTCATGTTTCTAGCTCTGAATTTTGCATTGTTCTTAAGTTTTTTTCTTAAGTCCGTATTATCTTTATTTTCTGAAACAAATTCTTTCATTTTCAGTTGCCATTCCGTTATTTCATTTAGTTGTCTTGTTGCTAATGTTAAATGCCTTTTAACATCGATATTTTTAGTTTTACGATACTTTTTTTCTAAATTGATACTAAAGTTTATGAAAGTTTTTAAAATCTCTTCAAATGGCATTTTTAAAGTTTTATGATAAAGCTTAGAATAATTCAGTTTTCTGAATATCTTAAAAAGCTTCTCTTCCGTCTTAAAATCCCACTTCAATTCAACTTTTTTACTCATACATTCCCTCAAGCTCTTCTGTCACTTCTGTTGTCAGCTTATTAATCTTGTCACTTAGTGCCATTTCTTCATCAATGTTTTTAAGTTTTGAAATAACATCTGCCATTTTTTCAATTGTTGTTAATCTTGAAAGCCTTTCAGCTTCTTCGAACGGGTCAAGATAAGTGTAGTCATCCTCTGTCACATTTGACACTCTTCCCATAAGCTCTAAAGCAGAATTGTCAAGGTCTACAAGTCCTTTTAAAAAGTCTGTTCTGAATGAAAGAATTTTAGTTCTAAGCCCGTTATTTTTCATACTGTAAGTCTCTTGTGATACATTTTGAGTCTTAGTATCTACGAGTAGAAACTCCGGAAATAAGTTCGACAACCTTTTTTCAAGTCTTTCAATATTTGCTTGCATTTCCGAAATTAACGGTTTCGACAACTCAATGTATTTAAAGAATGCTTCCTGTTCTCCAGGTTTTGTATAGATAAATCTTTTTTTCTTAAACCTGAACGCTTCCAAAGCTTCCGCATTCTTTTTTTGTTTTTCATTTCCATTGATATCAGCAAAGTTCACAACGTTCCCAGCGTGCACAACAGGGTCTCCGTGCATGTCAAAAACATTGTGAATGTAAGCTTCAATTACATTTATTTTGTCAATAATATTTAAAGCCTCTATGATGTTTGAATCAGTCCTGAACTTAACAACTGGAATCTTGTCAAGCATGAATGGAGCTTCAAAAACTTGATTATCCATTATTTCAACTTTTTTCACTTTCCCATTTTCAAGCTTTTTATATTCTCGAGAAAATGAAACAGTTTGTTGTTCCCCTTTTTCGTTAAAATAAGAATATTCCCCGTCAATTTTAAACTGTATCAGTTCCCCGAACTGTTCAATGTGTTCAATATTATCTATTTCGTGCAAAATATAAATAATATCGTTTGTTTTGCTTTTTATTACTTCGACAAACACAATTTCCTGCAAATACATTTCTTTACATATTTTTTTGCTGAATGCTTGCATTTTGTTATAATCCCACACTTTTTGAAGTTCCTCTTTTTTTGTCTGCAAATCTTTAATTGCAGCGGATACAAGGGCTTTCGTAATATCTTTGACGGGGTTAAAAATCTCTATTGTCTCATCAAACATATTTGGCGTATTGTCATTAAAATTAGCACTGTCATATTGTGTTCTGTTATAGTAGTTCTTTATCCGTTTTCTCTGTTTTTCATCCATCCAGTTCCCCCTTTCCTTAGCCGTTAAAGAGATAAGCAATACCGCCTTCATTCTTTTTCAGACTGTACATGACATAACGCACCGCATCCTGTGTATCATCGTTAAGCTTAATCGGCTCATCATTTTTGCCCCATACGTAACTATATATTTCATCCTCAAAACGCCCTTCAAATGCACTTCTGACTATTTTTAATACATTTCTTTTATACATAGCACCGACCAAGTCAATTCCTTCTTTTACATCCTTTTTCGCATTTTCCGCATCGATTCCGACATCTATTAATCCGTTTACATATTCCACTCTTGCACCATCGCAGAACACCCTTGAAGGTCTGTATTGTCTGTATTTCTCAAGTATTTTCGGCTTCCAGTAAGTGTCAAAATATTTGTGCTGTTTTGCAATTACTTCGACAATATAATAATTGTCATCATAATCAACACCAATAATCACAAGAGCTCCGTAATGTTCATACCCCCAGTCGATTCCAAAATAAAATTCTTTAAAGTTAATGTTTTCAATACTTTCAATAACATTTTCTTTTTCGTTAAACTCTCCAAATACTATTCCTTCTTGTGCTACCCAAAGACCTAAAATATCTCTGTCATATGTAGCACCATTTGGAGTAGTCTTTTTAATACTTTCAACATATTCTGAACTGTTATTTATTAGATATTCATTGTCATCAAGTCTAAAATGTTCTGAAAGTATGTTCAATTTACCGTTTTCCAAGCGTTCTCCTGCTTTGTCAATATAATCTTTTTTGACAAAATGCCCTGGATTATCCGGGTTTGTGTCAATAAATATCTTAGCCCCTTGCCCCGAAGTCCTCGAAAATGCTTCCTCTATAAATGTTTTATGTAATGCCGTAGCTTCATTTATATAAGTCCCGTGGCTTGTCATTCCACGCATCTTTTTCCAGCTGTCTATTTTTTCCCCACCGAATATATAGATGTTATTTCCAAAAAGCCTAAAACTACCGTCTTTACTAAGTTTGAACGTAGTTTCAAGCATTGTTTCCCAGTCATTTAAGACATTCCGCCAGATACTTCCGCTTGTTGCTCCAACAATAATAAAATTAACGTTTTGATTATAAAAATGCGAAATATGAGATAACATCAACAAATTATTTAAAAAAGTTTTTCCCGAACGCTTTGCACCGTGTAAAATAGTGATTCTTGGCTGTTCCTTTTTAAAAACTTTTAAAATGTTAATCTGTTTTTTATTAAGTTTATTCATCTGTTCCAACCTCAGCCGTTATGCTTTGCAACAATGCAACAAGATTTTTTTCTTCCTTATTTTCTTCCTGTTGCGACTTGTCGAATCCTTTTAATTTTGCTAACAACTGTAATGATTGCGTGCTAGCTCTCAAGTCAGTAATTGCTGCTTCATATTCCACAATTTCCGCCTCTGTAAACTCTTCGTATTTCACAACTTTTTTACCGTCTAAATCAACAACAACAGGCTTTTTAATCTTTTTTTCGACAAGTTCCGCTTGTTTCTGTTTGAGCGTTCCGTTCGCCATCAAGTGATTTTTTAATAGTTCATCATTTATAAAATCAGGATCTATCAACAGCGGATCGGATGCAACAAATGTTTTTCTGATTCTACCAATTATTTTTTTTATTTTTTCTTTTCTTAAAATAAAAAAGCCTTGTGATTCCTGCTTGTAACCGCTTTTTAACGTTGCAAGTTTGACATTAAATTTACAAGCAAAATAATTTCTGATAAACTCTTTTTCTCTTTCAGTTAATTTGCTATGTTTTTTTTTATTCCTTATTTCTTTTTCTTCTTCGCTTATGACTTTTTCAACGATGTTTCTTTTTTGCGATTCTGTCATTTCTTTTTTTGTCACTTTGTTGTTGTCACTTCTATTTGTCACTTTGTCATTTTTTTTAAGTGACAATTTTCTATTTTTTTTTTGTAGTCTTTTGTTCCACTTGTGCCGTTTTGCCCAAATTGTTATTGTGTTAGCTTTTATATTATATTTTTCCGCGAGTTCTTTTGCTCCTGATCCGTTTTCATATTCTGCTTTTATTTGTTCTTTTTTTTTATCCATACATCTAAAATACCCCTCCCCCTTTTTTAGATATTATTAAATGTTTTGCTTTCCCTCCGACCTCAACCGCTCCG